TTTTTATATTTTGGGAAGCTTGCAGAGCAGATGACAGAAGCTACGGTATGTGTTATCTAAAAAACAGACGATCTGGATTTTCATTTATGGCATCTGGTGAAACTGTTAACATGGCTACAATATCAACCGATGCGCGTTTTGGTATATTATCAAAGTCAGGTGCTGATGCTAAAAAAATGTTTACAGATAAGGTAGTACCAATATCAGTCAACTATCCTTTCTTTTTCAAACCAATACAAGATGGTATGGATCGACCGAAAACAGAGCTAGCGTATCGTGTGCCAGCTTCTAAGTTTACAAGAAGGTCTATAGTTTCTACAGATAAACAAGAAGATATAACAGGACTTGATACAACTATTGATTGGAAAAACACAGGTGACAATGCTTACGATGGTGAAAAACTAAGATTACTAGTACATGATGAAAGTGGTAAGTGGGAAAGACCTAATGATATACAAAATAATTGGCGTGTTACTAAAACAACATTAAGGCTAGGTTCTAGAATTATTGGTAAGTGTATGATGGGATCAACATCAAACGCTTTAGATAAAGGTGGTAGAAACTTTAAAAAATTATACGATGACTCAGACGTTACAAAAAGAAATGCCAATGGACAAACTCGTTCAGGATTATATTCTTTGTTCATTCCTATGGAGTGGAATTACGAGGGATACATTGATTCTTATGGCTATCCTGTCTTCGAAACACCATCAAAAAAAGTGTATGGACCTCATGGAACGCCAATCAAAATTGGGGTTATTGAATACTGGGATAATGAAGTAGAAGGTCTAAAAGATGATCAAGACGGTTTAAACGAATTTTATAGACAATTTCCTCGTACAACTAAGCATGCTTTTAGAGATGAATCTAAAATGTCTTTATTTAATTTAACTAAGATTTATCAACAAATAGATTATAATGAAGATTTAAAAAATACAACTAACGTAACTAAAGGAAGTTTTCAATGGGAAAATGGAGATAAAAACAGTAAAGTTATATTTGTACCAAATAAAAGTGGTAGATTTTTAGTAACATGGATACCACCTCTTAATTTACAAAATAAAGTTTTTATTAAAAATGGCATATATTACCCAGGCAACGAGCATTGTGGCGCTTTTGGATGTGATCCATATGATATATCAGGAACTGTAGACAGTAGAGGATCAAACGGTTCTTTACATGGTTTAACAAAATTTAGTATGGAAGACGTGCCACCTAATCATTTTTTTTTAGAATATATAGCTAGACCACAAACTGCTGAGATATTTTTTGAAGATGTGTTAATGGCTTGTGTATTTTATGGTATGCCAATATTAGCAGAGAACAACAAACCTAGGTTACTTTATTATTTTAAACGTAGAGGTTATAGAGGTTTTGCAATGAATAGACCAGATAAAAAATACAATAAACTATCCGTGACAGAAAGAGAAATAGGTGGAATACCTAATTCAAGTGAAGATATTAAACAAGCGCACGCGTCAGCTATAGAAACTTACATAGAAGATTTTATTGGATTAAAACAAACAGGTTATGGTGATTTGTATTTTCAAAGAACTTTAGAAGATTGGGCTAGGTTTAATATAAACAATAGAACAACACATGATGCGTCTATTAGTTCTGGGCTTGCTTTAATGGCTTGCAACAAACACAGGTACGCGCCTAGCATGGCTATTAAAAGAAAACCAGTAAATCTAGGTATTAAAAAATATGATAATAAAGGAACTATATCAAAAATTATAAGTTAAATGAATATATATACGAATAGCAATAGTGCTTTTCCTAGCCAAGTAGTTAGTGATCAAGAGAAATCTACATACGAATATGGGAGCCAAGTTGCGATGGCTATTGAAAACGAATGGTTTGAACAAGGTAGAACTAACGGCAATAGATATTTAACTAATTGGAATAATTTTCACCAATTAAGATTATATGCTCGTGGCGAACAATCTACTAAAAAATATAAAGATGAATTATCTATTAACGGAGATTTGTCTTATCTTAATTTAGATTGGCAACCAGTACCTATATTATCTAAATTTGTAGATATAGTTGTAAACGGTATATCACAAAAAACATACGACATTAAGGCTTACGCTCAGGATCCTAGTTCGGTAAAGAAAAGAACTAATTATGCTAATAAGATATATGAAGACATGTTATCTAAAGAGTATTTAGATATGGTTAAAACAACTTTAGGCATGGACTTATATCAAAGTTCTTCTTTAACGTTACCAAACACTGAAGAGGAACTAGAACTTCATATGCAATTATCATACAAGCAAGCTGTTGAGGTAGCAGAAGAAGAAACTATATCAAGCGTGTTGGCTCAAAATAAATATGATTTGACAAGGCGTAGACTTAATATGGATTTAACGGTATTAGGTATTGCTGCAACTAAAACTTCATTTAATGTTGCCGAAGGAATTAAAGTTGACTATGTAGACCCAGCTTATATGGTTTATTCATACACTGAAGATCCTAATTTTGAAGACATATATTATGTTGGTGAAGTTAAATCTATAACAATACCTGAACTTAAAAAAGAGTTTCCTAATATTTCTAAAGACGAGTTAGAAAGAATTCAAAAAATGCCAGGCAATAAACAATATATTACTGGTTGGGGTAACTATGATGAAAACACTGTTCAGGTCATGTATTTTGAATATAAAACTTATTCAAACCAAGTGTTTAAAATAAAGAAAACCCCACAAGGTTTAGAAAAAGCTTTAGTAAAAGACGATCAGTTTAATCCACCAGAAAATGAAGGATTTGAAAGAGTATCAAGAAGTATTGAAGTTTTGTATACAGGAGCAAAAGTGTTAGGTTGTAATACTTTATTACAATGGAAGATGGCAGAGAACATGACAAGACCTTACGCTGATACCACTAAAGTAGAGATGAATTACGCTATATGTGCGCCTAGAATGTATAAAGGAAGAATAGAATCAATGGTTAGCAAATGTATTGGTTTTGCTGATATGATTCAATTAACACATCTTAAACTACAACAGGTTATGTCTAGACTAGTTCCAGACGGTGTCTTTTTAGATATGGATGGTTTAGCAGAGGTTGACTTAGGTAATGGTACAAACTATAATCCAGCAGAAGCATTAAACATGTATTTCCAAACTGGTTCGATAGTTGGTAGGTCACTTAATCAAGATGGTGAAATGAATAGAGGTAGAGTGCCAGTTCAAGAGCTAACAAGCTCTAGTGGCCAAGCTAAAATACAAAGTTTAATACAAACTTATCAGTATTATTTACAAATGATACGTGATGTAACCGGACTTAATGAAGCTAGAGACGGTACTTTACCAGACAAAAGTACTTTAGTAGGTTTGCAAAAAATGGCAGCAAATGCTTCTAATGTAGCAACTAAACACATTGTTCAGTCAAGTTTATATTTAACTTTAAAAATAGCTGAAAATATATCTTTAAAAGTAGCAGACGCTTTATCGTATCCTTTAACTTCTGAATCATTAGTTAATTCTATATCAACTTACAATGTTTCAACGTTAGATCAAATACAAAAGTTAAATCTTCATGATTTTGGTATATATTTACAATTAGAGCCAGATGATGAAGAAAAAGCTCAACTAGAAAACAATATGCAAATGGCCTTGCAACAAGGTAGTCTTGATTTAGAAGATGTTATTGACATACGTCAAATACATAATTTAAAATTAGCTAATCAAATGCTAAAGATAAAGCGTAAAGAAAAAGCTAAACAAGATCAAGCTGTTCAACAAAGCAATATACAAGCTCAAGCTTCAGCTCAAGCAGAAACCGCAGAAAAAACAGCTATGGCTGAAGTTGAAAAACAAGAAGCAATAAATGGCTCTAAAGTTCAATTTGAACAAGCTAAGTCTCAAATGGAACTACAACGTATGCAAACTGCTGCTCAATTAGAGCAACAAAAAATGCAAATGCAATTTCAATTTGACATGCAACTAAAACAAATGGATATTCAAAGCACTGCTCAAAAAGAAGGTGAAATTGAAAACCGTAAAGATAAACGTAGCAAAATGGAAGCTACACAACAAAGCCAATTAATAAGTCAAAGACAAAATGATTTATTGCCTAAAAACTTTGAAGATCAAGGCATGGTGCCACAAGAGGTGCCATTAGCTTAATTATTAATTATTTAATTATATTATATTATGTCAGAAGTAAAAACAAATGAACCTGTTAAACAGGAAGGAGACTTTAAAATAAAGTCTAAAAAACCTAAACAATTAGCAAATCAAAAAAATAATACAACAAAAGTTGTTATTAATCCTAAAGAACCTTTAATTGAAATTGAAAGCAATGTAACTAAGGTTGAAATAAAAAAAGAAGAAGATGCCATTCAAATCGGAGAAACAAAGGAAGTGGTTGTGGGCGAACAAGCCGGAGATAGCCCTAAAGTGGACGAACAAATATCAGAGCCCGAACAGGCTTCTAAAGAATTTAACCCATTATCCGAAGTAACAGAAGAAGAAACACCAACTAAACAAGAATTTGTTGAGGCGGTTGTTGAAGCTAAAGAAACAATAAATAAATTACCAGAAAATATTGAAAAGCTAGTTAGCTTTATGGAAGAAACTGGTGGTAGTATAGAAGATTACACAAGATTAAACGCAGATTATTCTAACGTTGATCAAAATACTTTATTAAGAGAGTATTATAAACAAGCAAAACCTCATTTAAACGAGGAAGAAATAGGATTCATCATGGAAGATAATTTTGACTTTGATGAAGACTTGGACGAGGAGCGTGACGTCCGTAAAAAGAAGCTCGCTAAAAAAGAAGAGGTTGCAAAAGCAAAAGAGTTTTTGAATGACTTAAAGGATAAATATTACGAGGAGATCAAGTTGAGACCTGGTACTACCCAAGAGCAAGCAAAAGCAACAGAGTTTTTTAACCGCTACAAAGAGCGACAAACTGTAGCAGAACAACAAAAAGAAAGATTTAAACAAAGTACTAAAGAATTATTTAGCCAAGATTTCAAAGGTTTTGATATCAATGTTGGAGATAAAAAATTTAAGTACAGTGTTCAAAATCCTGAAAAGATTTCAGAAAATCAATCAAACATTGAGTATTTAGCTAAGAAGTTCTTAGATAAAAACGGTGACATTAAAGATACATCTGGTTATCACAAAGCTATATATGCCGCTGACAACGTCGATAAAATCGCTAATCATTTTTATGAACAAGGAAAAGCTGATGCTGTAAAAGAAGTTATTAGCAGTTCTAAAAACCCATCATCAACACAAGCAAGAACACAAGGTTCAGGCGAAGTGTTTATAGGTGGATTAAAAGTAAAAGCAATTAGTGGGTTAGATTCGTCAAAACTGAAAATTAAAAAAACAAAATTTAACTAAAAAACACATAAAATTATGGCTTTAAGTCCTCAATTTGGTAGTGTAATACCGTCGTCAACACAACAATTGTTGCCAACGAATTACCTACAATTTAACACTGGTGCTGGCGCAGATTTCGCTCAGCAATATTTACCAGAAATCTACGAACAAGAAGTAGAGCGTTATGGAAACAGAACGTTATCTGGATTTTTAAAAATGGTTGGCGCTGAAATGCCAATGACTTCTGATCAAGTAATTTGGTCTGAACAAAATAGATTACATATATCTTACTTAGCTTGTACTACAGGTGCTGTAGTTGGAACAACTCAGGTTATTAACTTATCACCAGGTATTGCAACTGCTATTAACGTTATATCTATAAATGATACTGTTGTTATTTTAGATCCAATTTCTGGACTAGAAGCAAAAGCTATCGTTACAGCATCTACAACAGGCGCAGGTGGAAGTATAACGGTTCAATCACTTTCAGGTGCTGGAGCTACTTTAACTGCTCAAGGTTTTGCTGCTGCAGGATTAAAAGTATTTGTATACGGTTCTGATTACGCAAAAGGATCTAATATTGCTACTAACGCGGCTAACGCTGTAGGTGCTCAGGTTGCTGGAACAAGAGTTTCAATTGACCCAGTACTTACGCAATTTGCTAACTCTCCTATCATCATTAGAAACCAATACACTGTTAATGGATCTGATATGGCACAAATCGGTTGGGTTGAAGTTGCAACTGAAGACGGAACTTCTGGGTACTTATGGTACTTAAAAGCTGAGTCTGAAACTAGATTACGTTTCGAAGATTACTTAGAAATGGCGATGATTGAAGGAGAGCTTAATGCTTCTGCTTTGAACCCTAACACTCAAAGAGGTACACAAGGTTTATTTGCTGCTATTCAAGCTAGAGGTAACGTAGAAGTAGGATTTACTGCTGCTAACGGACTTGGTGAGTTTGATGCAATACTTAAAAACCTAGATACTCAAGGAGCAATTGAAGAAAACATGTTATTCTTACAGAGACAAACATCTCTTGATTTTGACGATATGTTAGCTTCTATCTCTTATGGTGCAAACGGTGGAACTGCTTACGGTTTATTCGAAAATTCTGAAGAAATGGCTTTAAACTTAGGTTTTAGTGGTTTCAGAAGAGGTTCTTATGACTTCTACAAAACTGATTGGAAATACTTAAACGATGCTTCTACAAGAGGTGGAATCGTTGGAGTTAATTCAATTGAAGGTGTATTAGTACCTGCTGGAACATCTACAGTTTACGATCAAATTTTAGGAACTAACATTAGACGCCCTTTCTTACACGTAAGATATAGAGCTTCACAAGGTGATGATAGAAGAATGAAATCTTGGTTAACTGGTTCTGCTGGTGGTGCGTTTACTTCAACTCTTGATGCTATGGAAGTTAACTTCCTATCTGAAAGATGTTTAGTAACTCAAGCTGCTAACAACTTTGTATTATTCAGAGGACTATAACAAGTCAACACTAATGTAATTCTTACCCTCGTTATATTGACGGGGGTAATTATTACTTTTATAAACTATTTAATTATATTATATTATGGCTAAACAAGCTAAAGCAGAAGCTGTTGAGGTTGCACCTCAGGAAGTTGCTACAAAAGTAGCACCAAAAAAACCAGTTGAAAACAGCTGGGAAATAAAAGATAGAATTTACTATTTAAAAAACGGTAAAACACCATTAACATTAACAATACCAGGAAAGCACACTAGAAAACATGCTTTACTTTATTTTGATGAAAAGCTAGGTTCGCAAAGAGAAATAAGATACGCGACAAACCAAGACTCTCCATTAGTAGACGAGCAAAAAGGTGAAGCTACAATGGGTCACATACGTTTTGATGAAGGTTCTTTATTAGTTCCAAAAAGTAAACAAAACTTACAAAAATTATTATCTTTATATCACCCTTTAAAAGGAAAGTTATATGAAGAGTTTAGCGCACAAGAAGAAGCTAAAGATGATTTACTAGAATTAGATCTTCAAATTGATGCGTTGAATGCTGCTAGACATATGGAAATAGATCATGCAGAAGCTATATTAAGAGTTGAGCTAGGTTCTAAAGTAAACGATATGAGTTCTAAAGAATTAAAAAGAGACTTATTATTGTTTGCTAAAAAAGATCCAGTTTTATTTATTAACTTAGCAAAAGATGAAAATGTTCAACTTAGAAACTTTGCAATAAGAGCTGCTGAAGCTCATATTATAATTTTATCTCAAGATCAAAGAACGTTTACATGGGGTTCAAACGGTAGAAAACTAATGAATGTACCATTTGATGAAAATCCTTTCTCTGCTTTCGCAGCTTTTTTAAAGACTGACGAAGGGGTAGAAGTTTATAAGTCTATAGATAAAAAACTATAAAAACAAGTAATACTAATATAGGGCTCGATTACTCGGGCCCAATATTATAATAAAAATACACAAATGGCAATAAACGTAGATACTGTTTATAAGACAGTCTTATTAATACTTAACCAACAACAGAGAGGTTACATGACGCCTGATGAATTTAACAGGGTAGCTACTCAAGTTCAGTTAGAAATATTTGAAGATTATTTTGATGATTTAAATCAACAATTAAAACGTCCGCAAAATGACACAGAGTATGCTAATAGAGTTAAGAACATAGAAGAAAATCTACAGCCTTTTCAAAAATATATCAACAACGCTACAAATGCTGGCGCAATAACTGGAACTAATCCGTTTTTCTTAAATGTATTTAATTACGGGACAAACGCTGATGGGCCATTTTCAGATTTATATAAACTAGGTTCTGTAATGTATAGAAACAGAACAATAGGTGCATTTTTACAAAGAAAAGAGATAACACAATTACTTCTATCTCCTTTGACACAACCAACAACTAATTTTCCTATATACTTATATGAGGCAGGTGCTGCGGCTACCCCGCTTAATCCTACTTTATCTGTGTTTCCAACTACTATAATTTCAGCCGATGATATAAATATATCCTATTTAGCTAAACCTGCTGATGTACAATGGAATTATAATATAGGAACGTTTGGTCAATTTTTATATTCAGCTACGTCTATAAACTTTGAATTAAATGTAACAGAACAAACTAATGTTATATTAAAAATATTATTTTATGCAGGTGTTATAATAAGTGATCCAACTGTTATACAAGCGGCATCAGCACAAATACAACAAGAAGAACAAAACTCAAAAACATAAGATATGCCTTTACCAAATGGCGGGTTAATCGTCGAAACAAATAAACAGTATTACGCAGGTGCGCAAGGATTTATTTCTGCAGCTGGTCAAAATCAAACTTTTACTTCAACATTTAATACTGATTTAATTTTTGGAAGTTTTGATCCAACTCAAGTAAACTATGCCTTAAACAACTTTAAATTATATACTAGCTTAGATGATATAACTTATACTGAATACACATTAGCGTACACGGTTGTTGATAATGTTATTACTATCCCTGCAAATTTAACCGCAAATACTTATATAGTAATTCAAATGAAAGCTTTAGACGGTGGGTCTTATGGTAATAGAAACGCAACAGGTGAAACAGTTGAAGAAAATTACGGAAGCTATTCTTACACAACTATAACAAATGTTGTTAATAATTTTATAGTTGCTTATGTAGGAGAAGGAAAATTAATACCTCATGTAAAAAGAAGTGACATTATATTTCACGCTAAAAGAGGCTTACAAGAATTTAGTTATGATACTTTAAAAAGTATTAAGTCTCAAGAGTTAACAATACCACCTAGTCTTTCTGTTATTATACCTCAAGATTACGTAAACTACGTTAGAATATCTTCTATAGACAAATTAGGGGTAAAACGTATAATATACCCTGCTAACAATCTTACTATAAGTCCTTATGAAGTACCCTTGCAAGATCAAGCAGGTCAACCAACACAAGATAATTTTGGTGATAACTTAGAGGGTACATCTCAAACAGAAGAAAGATGGAGAACAGCAGATGATAATCTTATTACTGGTAGATTTAGAGATGTTAATTTTGCAGGATTTTTTGATTACTATAATGAAAACTTTGGTCTTGGTGGTTACTACGGTAGAAGATACGGTATGGAACCTCAAATATCTCAAGTAAACGGATGGTTTAACATGAATGAAAGAGAAGGTAAAATAGCTTTTTCTAGTAATCTATTAGATAGACTTATAGTATTAGAATATATATCAGATGGATTAGCTTATGATGAAGATACACAAATACCTAAACTAGCAGAAGAAGCTTTATATGCTCATATTATATATAGCATATTATCAACAAGAATAAACGTACAAGAATATATAGTTCAACGTTTTAAAAAAGAACGTAGTGCTAAACTTAGAAACGCAAAGATAAGATTATCTAATATTAAACTTGATGAAATAGTTCAAGTAATGAGAGGTAAATCTAAATGGCTTAAATTTTAATACATGGCAGAGATATTAAATACTTTTCTAAAAAGTAAAATGAATCAAGATCTTGACTCTCGTATTTTACCTAACGGTGAATATAGAGAAGCTATAAACTTAATGATTAGTAAATCTGAAGGAGCTGATGTTGGTGAGTTTGAAAACGTGTTAGGTAATAGTCAAATAGCTAGTTTATTGCCTACGTCTGGTAGTTCTGTTATAGGTAGTTGTGTAGATGAAACACAAAACGTAGTTTATGTAATGACTACGGATTATGAGAATATTGATTCTAATACAAGAGCTGCTTCAACAAATAATTGTGGTATATATAAAATAAATTTATCATCACCATACACTGTGTCTACATTAGTTCTAGGTAGTTATTTAAATTTTAACAAGTCATTTAGTATTCACGGAATAAACTTAATTGAAAATTTTTTATACTGGACAGATAATAACAATCAACCTAGAAAAATAAACGTTGATTTAGCTCAGAATAACTTTATTTCTGCAACAAATCAATATTATCTTACTGAAGAACAAATATCAGTTGCTAAATACGCGCCTTATCAAACCGCAGTATTAATGGAAAGATCTTCTACAACTGTAACTGCAACAGCTGCTGGTGCGCTTAGTATGACTGTAGCTAGCGTTACAGGTATAAAGGTAGGTGATATAATAACAGATCATAATAAACAAGTTGTAGACGAGCTGATAGATACATTAACTATAGTTACAAATATTAATGGTAATGTTGTTAGTTTTTTACCCGCTTTAGCTACTGCATTACCTGCTAGTTTTGCAATAGATTTTAGTAGACCTTCTATGACAAATCAAGGTGAAAGAAATTTATCTAATCACTCTACACAAACCGTAACCTCTATACAAGGTAATTTTGTTATTAGAATTGATAACCCAAGCTATGGAGGTATACCAAGAGCAGGTGACTATATTACTAAAGCCGCTGGGACACCTGTTACTTTTTCTGATGATGTAAAAGTTGTTAGCACCGCTATCTCAACTAATCGTTGGGATGTCACAGTTGATAAAAATGTTTCAGTTTTATTAGCAGGAACACCTGTAATAGAAATAGCTAGAAATCCTAATTTCTCCGCTAACTGGAAAGGTGATCCTACTTTTTTAGAAGATAAGTTTGTAAGGTTTAGTTATAGGTTTCAATATGAAGATAATGAATATTCGCTTATGGCTCCTTTTAGCCAAATAGCGTTTATACCAAAACAATATAGTGAGTTTGGCGCTGGTCAATTAAACGAAGAAAACGGTTTAAGTACTGCAACTGTTAAAAATGAATATGATCAAGACATGGTTAACGCTTACAAAAGCAGTATTATAGCTTGGTTTGAAAATGATTCAGACAATATAAATGTAAGAATACCTCTTCCGTATAGCACAGCATCATTATTAGGTTCTAATTTAAAAATCAAAAACATTGATATACTTTATAAAGAGTCAGACGCTCTTGCTGTTAAAGTTTTAGATACTATATCATTAACAAATCCTTCTCCTAGTTTTTCTAACATATCTTATCAAGACGATTTACATGGTTTTGTTACTCAGTATTTTTTTGATTACAATTATAAATCTAGTAAACCATTTAAAACTCTTCCTCAAGAACAAACAACTAGAGTTTATGACAAAGTACCTGTTAAAGCTTTAGCCCAGGAGTTTGTAGGTAGTAGAGTTGTATATGGTAATTATTTAGAAAAATTAACACCTCCAGCTAGTATACCTTACAATGTTGGATTTGATAATAAAAGTATTGCTTACGATAATTACACTCAATATCCTTATCATACATTAAAACAAAACAGAACTTATCAAGCAGGAATTGTATTATCAGATATATACGGAAGACAATCTGACGTTATACTTTCGTCTAATGATAACAGCACTACGTCAGGCGGTTCAACAGTTTTTTTACCTTATAACACTACAGCCACGCAAGGTAATATACTTGCTTGGTTAGGCAAAGTATTAACAATGTCTATAGAAAGACCTATAGGTCAAACTGTCAATTACGCAACAGGTGAACCAGGTATTTATTCGGATGGTTTAACTGTAGACTCTTTAGAAATTCAAACTATTGGCGTGGGTTATACTGTAGGCTCTAACATTGCAACCATAACATCCGGCGCAGGAACTGGTTTAACCGTAGCAATCACAAGTGTTTCAGGAGCAGGAGCTGTAACTGGCCTTATAATAAACAACCCAGGAAGTGGATATATTGATCAAGAGTTAATAACAATATCTGGTGGTGGTGCTTCAAAAGCAAGTTTTAAAGTAAACGTACCTGTTTCTAATCCACTAGGTTGGTACTCGTATAAAATAGTTGTAAAACAACAAGAGCAAGAGTATTATAATGTTTTTTTTCCTGGTTTTGTTAATGGGTTGCCAGTAATTCCATCTAATCAAACTCCGCCGGCTTATAGTCAAGATTTGGACTTGTATGCTTTTTCTACAATTATAGGTGACAATATAAATAAAGTTCCTAGAGAATTAACAGAAGTAGGTCCAACTGATGTAGAATACAACAGTGAGGAATTACTTTATATTAGAGTTAATAATCCTGATTCTATTTCCGCTAGTGGACCTCCTGGAACTGGAAACAAAATCCCAAGAAACGTGCAGTATTTCCCAAACAATGCTTCACAAAACATTTTAAATATATCGACAGTTAGAGACACTCAGTTAGTTGCTATACCTTTTGTAGCTAATAAAGAAAAAGGAGATTACGGTCAAACTCAAACCCCAACTGTAGGCCCTAGTACAGACGTAACTAGTTTAACTGGAGCTATTCCATGGGGAAAAACTGGCGCAAATGTAAGCTTTTATGGAGCAGATCAAAATCCTTTTATTCTTAAATTTAGCACGTCAAATCAATCATTAAACCCTATAGGATCTCAAGTTACTGCCTTAGCCTCTGGCGCTGCAACATTTGGTACACATTGTATGGCACCAATACTTACTGTTGCTGAAACAAAACCTGTTTTTTCTCTATTAGATATATACTGGGAAACTTCTACCACAGGTTTAATTACAACTCTTAATAGATCTATTAGCAATACTTTTAACGGTGTAACAGCTTTAACTGAAACTACTTTTACTTTTCCAGAAAATATAGCCGTAAGTAACACTGCTAGTTTTGTTCCTGACAGTGGTTTTCAAGCTATTGATGGATCAGGAGCTGTTATAACAAGCGCGACTACTCCACCTGTTATAACAATATCATCTATAAGAAGAGTAAATTCTATTTCTAGTTTTTTCCCAGAAGCTGATTGGCCTTTTCAGTTAGTTCCAGATGGAGCTTATAGATGGAGAATAGGTACAACTTCAAACGCAACAAACTCTCAGTTTGTATTTACATCTAATTCACTACCAGTTGACTTAGTTGACAATTATGTTATTACTGTTAAAGCTGTTTTTGATGGATCTAATTCAAGTGGTCTTGAAACAACGTTTTTTGATATTAACGCAAACTTAACAAACGTTGCGCCAACAATAACTAATTGTGGCAATCCAACAGGTGTAACTATAGCTGATAACGGAAACGCGGCAGGTATTAAAGATATGACTGGTTTAAACTCTAGTCCTATAACAAGTCAAAATCAAGTTGGTTTAAAATGGAGTTTAGGCGCGGTTACTATATTTAACACATCAACACCTGCTCCAAATATATTTACAATTAATTCTAATGGTCGTTTACTAGCTAATAACTTAGTGGATTTAACTTCTTATAGTGTGCCAGTAAATTTAACAGATTGTGACGGTAACGGTCTTAATGCTACTACATGTAATCTTGTGGTATCTGTAGGTGCTCAACATGTTCCGCGAACAATTTGTGGTAATAGACGCGGTAGTATAAAAGCGGCAACGTGTGGTCAAAATAGCGAATGGTTATTTGCTCAAACAAACAATAACACAACTCAAGCAGGTGGTCTTCCTTATCCAACAGGTGCCGTATATCCTCCAAACTCTCTTTATAATGTAAGAGTACAGTCTAATGCTGTAACTGGCGATAATTGCCTTACTGGAGCTTTAACTCAAGGAAGAATGGAATTAAAAATTAACCTTGAAGGTGGAAGCACTACACCAGTTGGTAGCGATGCAATAATTACATATTGGATTCAATTTAGATCAACATCAAATCCTTCATGGATATCTGCTACAGCTATAGCTGATGGAAGTTTAGCAACTATAACAACTGGTAATACTATAAGCGCAGCTGCGCAAGGTGCTGTAACTCAATTAATATATAATTTTTCTCAACCTGGTGAGTATAGAGTTGTAACAGACTATTTAAGAGGTACAGCTTGTCAAACAGGAGCAAACCCTGCTTTTTACGTAGACTTTAGCGACGCTAGTTACCCAGGTCAAGCGTGCGGTGTATTAAATCCATGTACGTAAAATAATATAAAAACAAGTAATAAATAATAATATGGCATTAACATTAGAGGTAGGATACTTTAACTCATTTTACGTGAAGCGTATAGCAGGTTTTTCGGCTTCAGGTCAAAGAATTCCTTTACCTTCTGACAATAATTATGGAACGCCTACAACTCCAGTTTGGACTACACCAATAGTAAGCAATACTGCTGAAGACTGGTATATAGAAGAATCAAGAATTAGAGGTGGTTACAACAATGTGTCAACTGATTATGGTGTTAAAGCATATTTAGTTGCTGACGAACCAAATCAAGAAAGAAGAAGTAGTTCTCTTATATATTCAGGTATATTAAATTCTAGAACTGGCGTAAATCAAACTAACCAATTTAGCGTAGCAGAAGAAATAACTAGAAGCGTAGATCCAATAAGTGGTAGTATACAAAAGTTATTTGCCGAAGACACTAATTTACTTATATTTCAAGAGCGTAAAGTTAACAATGCTTTGATAGATAAAGATGCAATATTTACAGCGGAAGGCGCTGGATTAACTACCACAGGAACAATGGTTATAGGTCAAACAACTCCTATATCTGGAGAATGGGGAATTGCTACAAATCCAGAATCTTTTGCTAAATATGGTTACATGAAGTATTTTGTAGACGCTAATCGCGGAGCTGTTTTAAGGCTTGCTGGTGGGCAAATAACAGAGATATCAAACTATGGTATGATAGATTTCTTTAGAGATCAATTAAGCACTGTTACAAGTACAGGAGCTGTGCTTGGGGCTTATGATTTACATAATAAAGTATATACACTATCAATACAACCAACTAATAGGTATGATAACTCAAGCTTCAAGACTTTAGTTTATGATGAAACTTCAAAAGGCTGGACTAGCTTTTTTGATTATAAGCCAGAAACAATGTTTAGTTCTAGAGGAAACTTTTTCTCTACTAAATCAACAGCTACTACTTCTCTTGTATTTGAGCACTATAGCTCTAGTGTAAATAGAAATAATTTTTACGGAGTTGATAACTCTTCTTCTATACAGTTTATATTTAACCCTAGTCCTAATATAATGAAAACTTTCAAAACCATAAACTACGAAGGTACTAATGGTTGGGAGGTTACTAGTCTATTTTCTGATAGAACTGGCTTTGATGAAAGTGAAGTTACTCCAGGTAGTTTTATAGGTCATGTCGATACTATAATAGGAGGTGGGCCAATTGTTCCAACTAGTTTAAGTAATAGAATAACTTTAAACACTGCTAATGGCGTTAATGCTATATACAATAATATTGACTATGTTACTAGTGGTAGTGGTACTGGATTAATAATGAATGTTGTAGTTGTTGGAGGTGTAGTTAGTTCTGTAGCAGTAATAAACGCAGGTAACGGGTATAGAATTGGAGATACTATAACATTATCAAATCCTCAAGGATCAAGTTCTGTAGGTGGTACAGTTAACGTAATAATAACTTTAACTAGTGCTGATGTAAATCAAGCTAATAAAATATTTAGCTATGACGAAGGTGTTTATTCAGAAAATGGCATAAACTATAGAGCGGGGTTTGATAGAAAACAAAATAAATACATGGCAGTAATACCTAATAATACAATAACAGCTATACCTGGTGAAGTTGTATTTGGTAACTCTATGACTGGTATAAAAGCTTATTACGCAACAGTCACTATGAAAACAGACGCAACAACAGATCCAGGTGGGTTAAAAGAATTGTTTGCGGTTGGCAGTGTGTTTACATCAAGATAATAAATAAATTAATAAATATGTTAGGATTAGCAATAGGAGTGGGTAGAAGTATATTTAACGGCATGAATAGTCGAAAAAGAAGACGAGACGCTCAAGCAAAACAAAGAAGACTTCAAAGAAAATTAGAAGATTTAGAGGGAAGTAGACAAGAACTTATAAACCCATACGATAATGTAACTAGTTTAGCTGGTATGGCTGTTGACTTGTCTAGTCAAATGACTAACACTTACGCTAACATTGGTGTGGCTACGCAGGCGGCTGAATTACAAATAGAAGAGGCTGATATAGCTTTAGCTAATACATTAGACACTTTAAGAGCAACAGGTTCTGGCGCTGGTGGCGCTACAGCTTTAGCTCAAGCAGCGTTAAAAAGTAAAAAACAAGTTAGCGCTAGTATAGAAAAACAAGAAGCTAACAATGAAGTTATGAGGGCGCAAGGAGAAGATAGATTACAAAGCGCTAGATTGTCAGAATCTCAAAGAATACAAGGTGTAAATATATCTGAAGGTGCTAGAGAACAAAGCGCACAAGCGCAAGGTGAAGCATTTAAATTTAACGCAACAGAGGCTAGACAAAACCAAAGATTAAATAGAGTAGCAACACAATTAGATAACGCAAGCCAGAACGCTGCTAACGCAAGCGCTAACGAAACTGCTTCTTGGATGAATTTAGCTGGGTCTATTGGAGACATAATAGACGGTGAATAAATAAATTAAAACAAATGATTAATAAACTTGACAATATACAAAAAAACCTAATGATTAGGCACATGAACAATAGTGATGTTCTAGCTTATAATAGAGATTTTATTGCAAAATCTATAGATACTAATTTTAATATTTTAGATGCTTTTTTAGGGACTGAAAAAGAATATGCTAAATTAGAAATTTCTATAAAAAATAACGATTGTCAAATGGGTGAGGATTGTAGTTTAGAAATATCTGAAGTACAAAGATTAAAAGATCAGCCTAAGAATTTTATTAATTTTATGGGCGATATTGCAGGTGAGTTACAAATAACTGAAACACCTAATTTTGATCCTAATTGCAATGCAGATTACACTGTTGCTAATTGCGTGTTAACTGATAAGCCAGGTTTTTCTAAAGATGAAGGTTATGATGTTATTTTAAGTTTACTAAACAACGGTACTCAAGAGTTGTATTTTAGTGGGCCTATGTTTTATAAACCTTTAATATTTAACAGTTCTACTGTAGCTTCTTTACTAGATAGTGGCACTTATTTAGTAGCGCCAACTCCAGATGTGCCAAAAGAAATGCAAGAACTTTTAGTTGAAACAGGTTTGTTTAATCCAGAAATGTTTAACAAAGAAACTAAAAAGCTTATTGACAACGCTAAAATTAGTGAAGAATTTATAATTAAAAACGCAGATGGTTCACCTGATTATGAAATTATTGATATAGGTAATGGTAAGGGAAGAAATATATTAAAATATGATTTTGATAAAATGGAAAAAAAATCCACACCTTTTGTCGAAGCTGAAGTTAATGGCCTTTTGAGTTCTGAACAAGAAGCTATAGCTGCTTGGAATGTTTATTTAGCTCAAGATGTTGAAAATGAAGAATCTATAATAAGCCAAGATAAATATGCTTGGCGAGATAGTTGGACTTATGAAACAGACTTGCCTCTTAGTGAAGACAAAAGATTTATGTTTTTAGATAAATATAAAAAAGTTTTTACTAAAAATTACATAATGAATTATACTATAAATCAATTACCATTTATAGAAGAAGATGCTGGTATATTTGATTTAGAAGAGATGAAAAATGCAAAAGCACAAAAATATATAGAAGATAATAATTTAAATTAAATTAAATGACGCTACTAGATAAAGTTAAAGAATTACAAAATATAAAACCACCATTAGATGGAGGTGAAATTAACAGAAGACTTCAAGAGTGGAAAAAAACATCAGCAGAAACCGAAGTTGAACCTGAGGTAGAAGCATTGCTTGATGGAAATATCATATCACCAAAAGAACAACAAGTAAAAAAGCTAAAAGACCCTGCGAATGCGATTCCAGTTGTAGAGTCGAGAAAAGACGTGGAATCAAACTTGGATCCTATTTCTTTGGATGGATCTACACAGAACCCTGCAGTTGTTAATAATGAAATATTAAAAGCTAATAAAAAACAAGAGACTACTAGAATAGACCCAAGAGTTACTCTTGATACGAAAAAAATGCAAGTAGATCCTGATTCTCCATATGTAAAAAACCGTGATAGTTTTGCAAAAACAGTAGACGCGCTTTTTAATACAGGAGAATATGCTGGGGAAAACATTACTAATCTTAATACAGATTATAACTTTAAAAAAGAAATAAGAAAAAAAGCTACAGATAATTATTATGATAGACAAAGATTTGATTATTCAGGAGATGCTAGATCTTTAGAATTACCAGATTCATTTTTTATTGATACACTTATTAATGAAAGAATAGAAAATATTGAACAGATAGAAGCTGAAGAAAGAAGAGCTGAAGTTCAAAAAACTGCAGCCGCTTCTAAAGCAAGAGGAGATTATAAATTTGTTTTAGACTCTGGAATAGAACAACACATTTCTGAGTTAAACGAGCAAGAGCGCTCAATTTCT